AATGGCGTATTCTCACTGCAAGAGGCTGCAAAGTTCTACAAAGTACCAGCGCCTATTATTGTTCAGTTTATTGCTGAGAGTTCAGAATATGACATGGTGTTTAGCAAGGTGGGTGATTATGATTCTAACAACTAGAGATAAATTGGTGTTACAAGGTAAACGTGTTAGAGTGGTGGGGAGTTACAACATACCTGAAGAGAGAACGAACTACTGTAAACATCCAGAGCAAACAGACTGGACTAAACCCTGCCCAATATGTAAGCGCAGGATTCGTGTAATAGCAAAGAATATGGAGAGTAAAACAGCATGGTTATCTTAGGACGCAGTTTGACTATAGAGTACAGGCGGGGCGTAGGTTTTGACCTAGAGTTCCCAGACAGCAGGCCAGTGTGGGTGTTTAACAGCTTTACAGACAACATAGAGGTAATGCCCTTCCAAGGGGCTATACTGAGCCTTCCTCTCTGTTTAATAAGCTATGGCAGAGTATATGAGGAGATTTTTGAATGACTGAAGCAATCCATCAACCATGCCCTGATTGTGGCAGTAGTGATGCTTTACAGATCAATAAAAGCAGCACATATTGTCACAGTTGCAGAAAGTACACTAAAACGGGAGAGGGTTATTACCCTGTAGAGGTTCCAGAGAACCACGACCCTAGACCTAAACCAAGCTTTAATGCTGTTGAGAACATGTTAACCACTGGTAAGTACCAGAGTATCGTATCCAGAGGGTTGACTACAGCTACAGCTCAGTTCTACGGGATATTAGAGACCCCAGAGAAGACCTACTTCAGCTACCACCACCCAGAAGACTCTCTGGTTCCTATAGCGGCTAAAATACGGCTACCTGACAAGCAGCACAGCATTGTAGGTGAGTGGAAAGATGCAGGGCTATTCGGACAGCATCTATTCTCTGCTGGTTCTTCTAAGTATGTCACTATCACTGAGGGAGAGTTTGACGCAGCAGCCAGCTATCAGATGCAGGGCAGCAAGTACCCAGTAGTGTCTGTTAGGAATGGCGCTAGTGGCGCTCTAAAGGACTGTAAAGCAGCCTATGAATGGCTAGACAGCTTCGATGCCATTGTCATATCTATGGACTCTGACGAACCTGGTCAGAAGGCTGCGCGAGAGATTGCAGAGCTGTTTGGTGGCAAGTCAGCAGTGATGAAGAACCCACCACACTATAAAGATGCCTGCGACTATCTAGTGGCTAACGACACCAAAGGCTACATTTCTGCGTTCTGGAATGCTGAGAAGTTTGTACCTGATGGCATCATCAATGGCGCTAGTCTCTGGGATGAGGTGAACAGGCCAGTAGAGAAGTCTGCTGTAATGTATCCATGGGAGAGCCTGAACAAGCTAACCTACGGCATCAGAGAGGCAGAGCTAGTCACCATCACAGCAGGTTCTGGGCTAGGTAAGTCACAGTTTGTGAGAGAGATAGTGTGGCATATCCTCAAACACTCTGAGGAGAACATTGGCTTATTATTCCTAGAGGAGAATGCACGTAAGACTGCACTGTCTTTGATGTCACTAGCGGCTAACAAGCCCCTGCACCTGCCTGACGTAGAGAGCACAGAAGAGGAACGCTGGGAGGCTTTTGAATCCACCATGGGTACTCAGAGACTGTTTATGTTTGACCATTTCGGTTCTACCAGCATAGACAACATCATAGCCCGCTGCCGCTACATGGCTAAAGCACTGGACACCAAGTTCCTGTTCCTAGACCACGTTAGTATTGTTGTGTCTGCACAGAGCAATGGCGATGAGAGGAAGGCGCTGGATGAGATATGCACCAAGCTGCGTATGCTGGTTCAAGAGACTGGTATCACACTGTTTATGGTAAGCCACCTGAAGCGCCCAGACGGCAAAGGCCACGAGGAAGGAGCTGCTAGTAGCCTGTCACAGCTTAGAGGCTCTGCGTCCATTGCACAGCTCTCAGACATGGTGATAGGACTAGAGAGGAATGGGCAGGCTGAAGACCTCATAGAGAGGAACACTACCAACGTGAGAGTGCTCAAGAACCGCTTCTGCGGTACTACTGGGCCTGCTGGCGGGTTGCTGTTTGACCAGAAAACTGGTAGGATGGTAGAAGTTAAGGAAGAGGGTTTGTAATGAGATGTGTAGCGTGTAACAAGAATTTATCGGACTTTGAGTCTACAAGGAAATCTGCTGAGAGTGGTGAGTATTTAGATATTTGCAATGATTGCTTCTTTTACACTGAGGACGACATTGCCACCATCGACAGAGATGACCTACGAAGTGAATCTGACACAGTATTGGAGAGCCAAGAATATGAGCAAGATTGGAACTTGGGTAATGACAGTTCAGGAGAGTAAGGCTGAGCTGAGCAGACTAAACCCTTATGATAAACACAGCAACAAAAACAACGCAGCGAGGCAGTACTATGTTGATTACACTGGACATAGAAACCAACACAAGTCACGACACTATCTGGGTAGCAGTAACTCAGGACGTTGAGACTGGTGAGATGCTGGAGCATTACTCTGCTGAGACTCTGGAGCCTCTGCTTCGTGACTCAGAATGCGTTATTGGTCACAATATCATAGGCTTCGATGCTCCAGTACTAGAGAAGCAGTGGTCACTACAGATACCAAAAGAGAAGCTAAAGGATACTCTAGTGCTCAGTAGGCTCTGGAACCCGTCTCTGGAGGGTGGACATAGCCTGGACTCTTGGGGCAAACGCTTTGGCGATCACAAGATAGACTTCCACGACTATGACGGTGGACTATCTGACGAGATGGTGGAGTATTGCAGGCAGGACGTAGCACTAACCACAAGGCTTTACAAGCATTTAACAAACACACTGAATCTAGAGGAGTTTAAACCGCAGTGCGTAGATTTAGAAGAGAAGGTGTACATCATTACGGCTCAGCAGGAGCGCAACGGCTTCATGCTAGACGTAGAAGCAGCTACCACACTCTGGCAAGACATAACACACAAGATGAGGACGATAACAGCGGAGCTACAGAAGGTGTTCCCTCCGATAGTGGAGGAGAGGTGGTCAGAGAAGACAGGGAAGAGACTGAAGGACAAGGTGACTGAGTTTAACGTAGGCTCTCGTAAGCAGATTGCAGAGAGGCTAGAGGGTGTAGGTGTTAAGTTTAAGATACAGACCGAGAAGGGCGCTGTCATTGTTAATGAGAAGGTGCTGGAAGGTATAGACATCCCTGAAGCTAAGATGATATACGAATACCTAATGCTACAGAAGAGAGCATCACAGATAGACTCTTGGTTAACTCACGAGAAGGACGGCAGGGTACATGGCAGGGTTATTACCAATGGCGCTGTAACAGGCCGTATGACGCACCACAGCCCTAACATGGCTCAAGTGCCTTCAGTGTCTGCACCGTATGGCAGAGAGTGTAGATCATTCTGGATTGTGCCTGAGCACCACAAGCTAGTAGGCTGTGATGCTAGTGGCTTAGAGCTTCGTATGCTTGCACACTACATGCGTGATGAGAACTACACCAACGAGATACTCAGCGGTGACATCCACACAGCTAACATGAAAGCAGCAGGACTCACTGACCGCAACCAAGCCAAAACTTTCATCTACGCCTTCCTGTACGGTGCTGGCCCAGCTAAGATAGGTCAGATAGTAGGTGGTGGCTACAAAGAAGGACAGAAGCTCACAGATTCCTTCCTACGCAACACACCAGCACTGGCTAGGCTACGAGAGCGTGTGTCTAAGTTCTCAGCAGGTGGTACACTACCAGGACTGGACGGTAGAAGAATACGTGTAAGGTCAGAACACGCAGCACTTAACACGCTGCTACAGGGTGCAGGCGCTATAGTAATGAAGCAGGCACTGGTGTTGATGGCAGAGTCACTAGACACGTACGCTATTCCGTACAAGCTAGTAGCTAACGTGCATGACGAGTTTCAGATAGAAGTACCAGAGAATTTTGCTGATGTAGTAGGCAAAGCAGCAGTAAGAGCCATCAAGAATGCAGGAGAAGTGTTAGACCTGCGCTGCCCTCTTGATGCTGAATACAACGTAGGTAATAACTGGGCAGAGACGCATTGACAAATGTGTACGAAATGTGGTATAATATACGTAGATCAGTTGTGATCTAAAACAACCAAAGAGGTAATAAAGATGAGTGAAGCAAAACCAGTAACAGTAAACGCAGAGATGATGTGGTCTAGCCTACAAGAGGTAAACCGCATGTCAGGTAAGTACCAAGTAGACCTAGCACAGCTATCTTCAGCAGCAGTAGAAGCTCTTGAGATGATGGGCTTGAGTGTACGCAACAAAGAAGGTCAGGGAGACTTTGTAACTGTGAAGTCTAACCATCCTATCCGTGTATATGACACTGATGGTAAAGAGATTACAGGCATCCTAGTAGGCAATGGCTCTAAAGCTAAGGCTGTATTGTCCTACTACGACTGGAAGTCTCCAGCAGGTCAGGCAGGACGTAGCCCTAAGATGTTTAAGCTAGTAGTCACTGACTTGATACCTTACAGCGGCAAGGAAGAGTTTGTCGAAGTAGATATGGAAGAAGCTCTGTGATATTAATTGATGCAGACATTCTAGTCTATCGCGTAGGCTGGTCATGTAACGAAGAATCTGAGAAGACTGCCGTCAGCACCATCGACGGCTTTATCTCTGACTTGTTGCTACAGCTCAACGTAGATCAAGAAACAGACTACTATGTTCTGTATCTCACTGGCAAAGGAAACTTCCGCAAGGAATATGCCGTTACTGCTGAGTACAAAGGAAACCGTAAAGATAAGGCTAAGCCCGTGCATATTCAGGCACTACGCCAACACCTTATCGACAAGTGGGCTGCTGTAGTTACTGAAGGAGAAGAGGCAGACGATGCCATAGCTATAGCAGCTACTACACACGGTGACAAGGCTATCATGGTCTCTCTCGACAAGGACTTTGACCAGATTCCAGGATGGCACTACAACTTTGTAAAGAATAGTAAGTACTACGTAAAGCCAGAGGACGGCTTACGCTTCTTCTACCGCCAGATACTGATGGGTGACAGGATTGACAACATCATAGGTATCAGGGGTATTGGTGAGAAGAAGTCAGAGAAGATTCTGAAGGACTGTACTACTGAGCAGGAACTCTACGACAAGTGCGTAGAAATGTACGAGGGAGACGAAGACAGAGTGATAGAGAATGGTAGGATGCTCTGGCTACGCAGGTACGAAGGTGAGATATGGAGTTTCAATGAAACCAAGGAATAACGGAAGATGGACAGAAGCGCGTTTCCGTTCCTTTATCGTCTCTGCACTCAGACAAGCTCACGCTAAGTGGGGTGTAAAGCACGATGTCAAGTCAGCGGCTAGGGTAGCTAGAGGGGTGTACAAGTGTGCCAAGTGTGGCAAAGGCTCTCCAGCTACTCTACCACCGCTAGAAGGAAAGAAACGTAGACGTAACAACGCAGCAGTAGACCACATAGACCCAGTAGTAGACCCAGCAGTAGGCTTTATTGATTGGAACACCTACAT